GACCTAACGTCAAACACCGTCGAACCATCGGCAATCGTTGGGTCCGTCAGATTAGTTGAGCAGAGGCTTGCGTAACCTGTTGGAACAGAAGAAATCGCAAAGGGGCGCTGTCCCGCATTGAAACTAACTTCAGCAGTTCCGTAAAGTGAAAAACTTGGGAAGTAAGGACCGCTGGTTAGACCTGTATAAGCAGTGCCTTGGCTGGTTCCATTTTTGTAGAACGTGAGAGTTCCATTGTCAGCATCAAAAGCAACTCCAATAACGTCACCATTTGTGTAAGCTGCGCCATAGCTTGGATTATTTCCATTGTGGAATTTATATCCATTATTTGAATAATATTCCCATCCGTATGGACCAAGACTTGCATAATTACTGTTGAGCGCAGCATCAGCCGTAGCAATACCTAAAAGGGACTGACTGCTAGGCGACTCAGTGAATCTAATATCAATTTCCCAGTAAAACTTGCCAGAAGACATGCCAATATTAGCCCTAGTACCGCGCCAAAGACCCGAAACTCCAGCAATATCAAGATTGCCATTGGACAATGTATGACCGCTGCTGTCAAATGGGTTAGCTGTTGCATAATTGCCACCGTTGTTGCCGCTATCAGCGGTGTAATTCGTCGGCGTGTCGATCAGACTGTCAATATCTGCGCTATTTGGTTTGGCCGCAAATGCTGCAAAAAGGTATTTTGACCCGCTCGTATTGTGCCCACTGTTGGTGCTTTTAATCTGAAATCCATTGTCTAAAAAATCTAAGTCAAAAGCGTTGGCTAACTCTGCATTGGACAAGCCTGGAGAAAGAGTGTCAGTTGAAGGGTTAGTTGGACTGCGGCCTATATCTTGTATTGTCCAACGGTCAGTACCATCAGTATTCTTAATTAAAATAAATGCGGGCTTAAAACCAGTCGTAACTATCGGGCCTGTTGTTGAACCATTTCCGGTGTAGCTGCCAAATTTAGAAAATCCGCTGATTTCGCTCCAGCAATAGGCCAGCATATCACTCGAAAACTCACCGCTACTGGCTAGTGTGAATACACTGCTTGTGGGGCTTGTGTTGTTTAAATAAGCTTCACCAGAAGACGCAGCGTTGTTAAGGTTTAAATAAGTCCTACTTTGATTGCCTGTTGATTCATGGTAAACCACCCAGTTGGTTGTACTAGACCTGCTTTTTAAGATTATCATTTTTGGCACAGCACCTAGGCCGTGCCCAACAGTATATGGTGCCGTCCCAACAGTAAATGAAACAACAGAAAGCCCATAAGTCGTATTAGCGCTTACTGAACTTGTAACCGAGCCATCAGTGTTAGATACTGCCGACCCACCTCCTTTCCAACACCATGCCACATATGTACCGTTGTTGGCATTTGCAAGTGCGTGACTGCCCACGCTAAATCCACTAGAGGTGAACCCAGTTAATGTGGTTGAATCAGTAAATTCTGCTGCAGTGTAATCTGTGTGCAGACCTTTTGTTGCACCAGAAATACTGTTAAATAGCATGTTTCGTGCATCTGCGTCACGACGCTTAATCCACACGAGATCTGGCTGGAAAGCGAGCGAGCTTAGAGTTTGCGAACTACCGTTGCCCGTATAAGTAACGACGCCGAAACCCTGATCGGCTGTCAAAAGGCCAGGCGCTGATCCAACTAAATTGTTTGGCGTCCAGTCATTGCCGTTGCCGCTGTTGTCGTCGCCCAAGTCTGCCGGGTCAGCAAAATCAAGGTGAAAACCATTCGTGCCATACGTTCCAGCGTATGCTTTCGGGTTCCAGTTGTTGTTGTCGTCGGTCTCGCCAAAGTCAGTCGGCGCAAGTGCCGTTCCATCAACAAAGTTTACTTCGGCAAGATAACCATCAAAGTGTCTCCCAGTGGAATAAAAACTTCCAACTGAGTGTGCAATGGTGTTATTAACAAACCCGTCCAGATTTTGTGAAGGGTTTATTCTGTTAGTGCCGGAATCCTCTACACCATTGATGTAAATTCTTAGCCGCTCGTCTGCGGTTGCTTTTGTTGTGTCAAAGACAGCAACAATGTGATACCAAGCAGAAAAATCTCTGAATACACGATTGGTGTTTAAGCGGGCATTGTATCCAGAGTTGTAATCATAAAATTCAATCGTATTATCTGGATTGAACCTAATCGAACCTTCAGATGTGCTTGCGGATCCGGCGTTAAATAAAGTTGGATAGCCAGACCCGGACAACGCACTTCTTTTTACCCAACCACTCCAAGTCCATGTTTTACGATTGCCTGCAGACGAAGGAGTACGGTTTAGATATGTACTATCGCCACTGTTAAACCGCAAGCTGCGATCAATCTGGAAAGGCCCTGCCTCAGCAGCCGCTCCAATAAACAGCGGACTTGCAGCTCCAGGAATACTCATGACACGTTCAGCAGCGAAGTGACCGTAATACGGGTCGAGCTTTCTACATAGTAGGCAAGAACATCAACTGCGTTAGCCCCAGTCGAAAGCGTTACCGCACTTCCGCCAGCAAACTTATACACCGAGTTGTACGCAAGCGTCCTAGAGCCTGTGCCGTCCTGCGTCACCACAATCACACCAGACTGACCAGCAGTCACATTGCTTGGAGCGCCTAACGTTCTGTTGCCTGCAAGCGTCACGGTGAAGTTATTGCCCAAGCTCAGGTCAACAGCAATTGTTGCCGCATCAGTCAATGCAACAGGCGTTCCACGCTGTGCCTTTGTAAAGCTCTGAGCAACGGCAAGACCAGCAACAGTCGTCGTTGCATCAGGCAGCGTGACGGTTACATCAGCAGTGGGATTGCAAGTCAGAGTCAGCTCGTAATCATCGGCAGACGTGCCCTCCATCACGATATTGGCGTTAAACGTCGCAACACCTGCAAACGTTGAGGTTGAATCAAACGTGGCTACACCCGTAACGTCCAGCGTGCCAGGGACATCGACATTGCTGGTGAACTCAACGCCGGTTCCAGCGGCATCAGTTTGCAGCAGTTGACGTGCAGTGCCGTTTGCAAGCTTGCTGACTGCAATCTCTGCAGTTGTGCTGATGTCTGCGTTGGCAATCGTGCCATCAAGAATCATCGTGCTCGTCACACTGCCCGTGTCACCAGTGGTTACAACGTTGCCGCTGACATCAGGAAAAACGATTGAACGGTCAGCGGTCGGGTTGGTGACTGTGATCGTCGTCTCATAGTCATCAGCTGCAGATCCCTCAAACGCTAAAACAGCGTTCTGGCCCAGCAGCACCGTTCCAGTAAACGTTGGGCTAGCAGCGCCAATCTTTTCAGTATCAAGCTCTTGCAATGCAGCTTGAACATCAGTAGCTGAAATGTTGCCGGAAGCCGTAAAGCTGATATTGGAAGCAGTTTGACCAGCAATAGCGTTTGAAACGTCGATCAGCGTGAAGTCAGCGCCTGCACCCGTAGACAACAACATGTCCGGTGGTGCCAACGCAACTGAAGGCGCTGCACCAGATCCCGTTCCAGAAGTCGAAACAACGACGTAATAGTTTTGGTTTGTGCTAGCTGGAGCAGGCAGTGCTTGACCATTCGTAAAACCAGCCGCACTACCCTCACTGGTTACGCTATCCAGCAGGTTTGTGCTCGCGTCATACGTTCCAGCAAGCACAAGGTTGCCGCTGATGATCGTGATCGGCAGATACGAAGTTCCCGTGTGAATGTAAAGGTCTTCATTCAGTTCATCGAAGAAAAACTGACCTTTAAAGTCAGAATCAGGGAAGGTGACGACATTATCGGTTGCGCCCGCTCCACCAAATTTGCAAGTTGATTGATCAGCTAACTTTGCGCCGGTTACAGCATCTGATGCAATCAAAGCACTGCCAATCGTGCCACTCGTAATCTTCGATGCCGCTAAATCTGGAATGTCACTAGCAGCAAGGTTTGCGCCAGTCGTGACGTGGCCTTGAGCATCAATCGTCACCTTAGTGAAGGTGCCAGTTGAAGCAGTGTTGCTGTGATTTAGGTTGCCACTAACATCAACAGCCAATCCCGTGCCAGGGATTACTCCGCCAACAGCAGAGCTGGTTGCAATAGGCAGATCACTAGCCGCTAGTACACGACCGCCAGTGATCAAACCTTTGGCGTCATACGTCACCACATGGTGCGTTGAGCTAGCCGTTACGTCGTTATCAACCTCAATGGTGTTGGAGTCCATGCGGAGTCCTTCACCATTGACAACCACGCCGCCTTTGGCGCTAGTCGTTGCAACAGGAAGATCACTGCCATCAATAACCCTGTAAGCAACTGCACCTCCAGCACCGGTCGGGCCAGCTAAAAACTTGTTGGCTGCATCAGTGTCATTCTGCGTTGCAGAGATCGTGACGCTTGAGCCAGACGTTGAGACAACAATGTCAACTAGACCAACCGTGCTACCAGCAACGCTGTTAATAGAACCAGCAGCCTTAAGGCTCTGCCATGCACTGCCGTCCCAGCAGTACAAGAAATTGTCATCCGTATCCAGCGCAAGCTGGCCGGTAAACGCTCCAGATGCAGGCAGCGTCGTAACTAGGTCAACGCTTGACTCATCAGCTAGTTTGGCTGCCGTTACGCTTGCTGCGCCTAGCTTTGCTGTAGTAACCGCAGAATCAGCAAGGTCAGCAGTTGCGATGCCACCAGCAGCAAACGCAATCTTCGCTCCAGGGATCGTGTCGTCACTGATGACCGTGACACCGTTGGCGATCAAATCACCAATCGTCAGCTTTTTGGTCTCACTGGCGCTGCTATCGACAACAGCAAGCAAGTCTCCAGTGGCTACGTCGGAGCCAGCAAGCGCGTTTAGCTCACTAATTTTGAGGTCAGCCATGGGCGGCTAGCTCCTGGTTAATAATCCTGCTGTAGGCCAAGTTTAGCCGCAGCGTCTTGATCCAAGCGTATTTCACCGCTGTCTTCTTGCAAGAGCGTGACTATGGGCTCAAGGTCCATTCGCAGCTGTATTTCACCAGTCGTAATAAAATCAGCCGTAATCTGAACGGTGCTGTCAGGCGAAAACTGGATAGCTGCTGCTGTAATTATCCCTTTAACGTCCCACCAAACTTCATCATTGTTTCGCTCGGAAACACCGCTTGGGTTATAGCCAGCTTTCTTGATGTAAAACTGCCCAGAAAAATTACTACCAACTTTTGTTCGATGCGCCAGCTCGAACAAGTACATAGGCAACTCATTAGCCGTATCGCCCGTATATTCCCAAAAAGCACTAATCCGACCAGAGCCGGAAATCAAAGTGTTGACCCTAGAGCGGAACTCATCTGACAAAGAAGTTGTGTCTACTGTTTCACGCTCAGTGTTGATCTCAAAGCTGTTGACTTGAGCCAAAAGGCGTGACACTGCAGCCTCAACTTTTACTTTGACTGGCACAGAAGCAGTCGGTGTCTGAAGAGCAATAGCGTTTGCCTTGCCACCAGTAACTGCTAAAGCAAAAGTGCTATAAAGCCTGATGCCGTCTAGCTCGTCAACGTGAACAAACTTTTTGGTGCTTCCGTCTGTATCTCCAGGAATAAAAGTAAGAGCAGCACCATTTGTGCTTTTAATTTCAATTTGATCACCCGTTATCAGCTGACCATGCTCAAAATCAAAGCTAAACCGCTTTTCCGTTGCGTTAACGTCAGAGATGTTGATGGTTGACATCAGCTGTCGCCCATCAAAAAGGCGTTTTAACTCAATTTTTCCATGCGTTCCAAGATATACCGTCATTAGAGATCCAGCCCCTTGATAGCACCGTTGTTCTGGAACTGAATATCGGCAGCCATAATTTCACCAACGCTCATGACTACAGTCAAGCTCGTAATTAAAATTCTCATCTCGATATGGCGGCCATCACTGCCCGCAGACCCGTCGTCCACCTTTAAGTGCAAAGTAGTAAAAATCTCATCACCGTTTTGATTTAGAGGCGCTCCAATCTCCCCCGGTACTGTAGCTATGCCTATCTTGTTGATAAACCTTGATGCCGAATCTGTTGCTGATTTAACGCCTAAAACTTCTTGGTAGTACAAAATTCGACAACTTCCAGTTGTTGTCCGTTTTACTGGAACGATTGTTGTATCTGTCGCTCCTAGCGTTGAGGTGTCTGCTGTTTGAACATTGATGGTAAAGCTCCAGTTCTGGACAGCAGCAATCTTTGTGCCCTCAAGCTCCAACGACCCATTTACGCCAGTAAAAAACGCCATCAGGAGCTAACGACAGCTATTAAACTCACTGTAACAGTGCTGCGACCTTTAGCCACTTGGGTGATCACAGGAGCTGATTCGTAGCGATACAGAAGCCCGCTCAACTCTCTATCCAAGGTTTCCTGCGTATTGCCGGTTACGCCTACCCCTTCCCAACCGTCTGTAAAGGAAAGACCAATGCTCCTGAACTCAAACGTCTTGAAGGTCCCCTGCTGCTGGTCATAATGCGTCACAAACAGCTCGGCATTGGCGTCAGTGATGTTGGCGTAGGTCAATGACAGCTTCGTATCCACACGGGTTGAGCCGTACAGAATCCGCGTCTCAGCACCGTTTTGCGCCTTGAAAGTCTTGACTGGATACGTTCCAGGGTCAAGCGTTCTTGCCGTTGGCTTTAGTGCGGGAAAGTCCATTAAGTTTCCTCCACTACAACTGAATTAGAGTCTGCCACGACCTTGGCAATCTCGCTGGCACCGTCGCTAGTGCAGTTGTGCTCTGAAGCCACAATGTCAACGGTGCCTTCTTGAGAAAACGTCAGCTGTTCCACAACATAGATGTTTTCACTTCTATTGCTGTTTTGAATGGTAAAAACAGAGTCATGGAATCTAGAGTCGGCTACTTTTCCGCCGCTAATTCGCATCTGCCCTTCCTCCACATCTTCTGAATTAGTTTGGAAGAAACTTACGTTATACGTTCCATCAGCAAGATCTTCGACGCTTGTAACTACGCCAGACGAGCTGACTGTTCCATTGTTTGCACTGCTGTAAGGAGAGGACTCCGTTATCACCTTGATGTATGAACCTGCTCGCAAGTTTAATCCATGCACTGTCGTTGAAAAACTAACTGTATGGGTAACAAACTTGCGAAGAGCCAAGAAATACTGCGCCACCTTGATTGCATGGCTTCTAGACGTGCAGAACTGCGTTAAATCAAACTGCTCTTCTGGAAGATCCTGAGACTCGCCCCTGAGCCTGACCTGAATAACCCGCTCTTCCGGCAACTTATTTCGAGACTCATGCCGGTAACGCACCACTGCCTTAAACGCTCTGCGCTCCTCGCTTCTTAAATACTCAAGTTTATAGCTGTCTTCTAAAATGTTGCCTCCTGTAAACAGCTGGTCAATCTGAAGCGGACCGGTGTTGATATTGCCGCTGGCAGGGTAGTGAGGGATGGCGGGTAGCAAGGAAAACTTGCCATCCATAATTACAAAGTTGCACAAAAAGTAAGGCGCAACATCAGTGATGTACTGACGCAGATTGGTTCGCTCTACAATTACGCCATTGAAGAATAGTTCTTGCTTGTGAAGGAATCTAGATGTTGTCCTAAAGTCCTCAATGTTAAGCAAAGGCGAATAGGTTGCATCCATGCGAAGCAAGTTGCCCGCTCCAGCAACCTTGTCAGTTAACAGATAAAAAACAAGGTCGGTAAAGAAACTGCTTGGTCCGTTGTTGCTTTGATAGAACAGATCGCCTGGCTTATCATAAACATCTAAATCTGGGTGCAAGCGCCTAACAGTCAAACCTTTGCCGAGCCAACAACGCATTTGATCCAAACTCGCAAAATTGCGACTGGCCTTGAGAGAGAGCCCAGCAAGCGTCAAACCGTTGTACTGGGGCGTTCCATTATTTGGCAGCACTTCGTTTACATATACAATGCTGTGTTCAGGCTCTGACTCGTTAGATTTCTGAACCAATCCCCTGTAAAAACTGATATCTGCATATTGGCTATGGCTTTCAAACTCAGTTTCACCTGTTAGCTGAACTACCTCAGGGACTGGGCTGGTGCTTGTAATTTCATATTCAACTCCAACTCTGTCAAATCCATAATAAAAAGGATTGCTTGCTGCACTAATGCCTACAAATTCTTCAAAATTTTCGCCGACGTTCCAGTTAGTTGTCGTAAACCCATCGTCGATAACGTCAAGACCAGTTATGGACCATCTCTTTTTAAGGCCAGTAAAATGATTGTCAAACGGACCGACAACAGCAACATTTAGCCTGAATTTTATTTTCTTGCTGCCCTTGGTTACAGTGCGAATGGTCGAGTCGGCGCTGCCAATATCGCGGTCCTCTGTGCTTCCGAAAATGTCGTACAAATAGCCGCCTATACGACCTTGAACAATGCTTGTAGTGTCAATGTCGGTGATCCTGTAGACAAGACCTGAAGTTGTTACTGCTGACCCAGAAGGATGGTTATTTTTGTGAGGATTGCTGTCTGAGTAAGGAGCATCTGTGCCTGCTGTTGCGCCTTGCCCACGGACGAAGGCGACAAGATCATTTTTGTTAAACCCAGGAGAGCTGCCAATAATGGTGGCACCAAATTGCGTCCAAACGTGAACTTGGCCTTGGCCGACCCTTGCGTAATGATCTGCTCGTAGCTCTTGTTTGTGGGCTGACCATTCAACTCTGAGCCACTTGTCGCCAGGCAAAACTTCACGAGTGATCGTCGTTGCTCTTGTTCCCAAGCCGCCCGGATAATCACTTGGGTTGCCAAAAATTTCGTAGAAGAAAGCGCCTGTTCTGCCGGGTGGTTCTAAGTTGCCTTGGGTATCTACAAACTCCATTGAGACAGCCAGACGATAAACGCTAGCTGGCACTGCAGGTCTTGGGTCATCTACTTTTATTCCTGATGCGATAGACGTTGACCCATCGACGACC